TTGCAGTGCAATATTAGACAACAGTCTCATTTCCGCATCTGTATCATCGTATCCTATGCCATATAGCTTAATCTTCAGTTCAGGTCTGTAATTGACATAGTTCTCTATAGTGTCTATCATGGTTGCCGGTTCTACCTGGAAAAATCCTACAGCAGGACCACCCTGTTGTCTTAATACCCTATAACCACTCTCAGCCATACCAGTTCTATAAACCAGTTTAGCAGCATCCTCTGAGTACATGTCTAGGTACTCTAAAGTCCACTTTATAATTTCTTTAATATCTTTAAGCATAATACTCCACTAACACACTCACCCTCATTAAGGGGTTTGGGGCAAGATGTAGATCCACATTATTAAAACGCCACCAACATACAAAAGACTCACCCCTAAAAAATGTATTTGAATTAAGGTCATCCATAGTATCAGGGTCAAATACAACTTGATTATAACTATCTAAATCATTACCTGGTGTTTCTAGGTTCAACCGCTCATAACCTTTATTTACATTTACATGTAGGTGATCTTCATCTACATATGAATTAGTCCATACAGAGATACCAAAGTCAACATAGGCTCCCACATTCTCTACAGCACCTTCCACGCTAATCGCCGCCTTGATAATTCTACCATTTAATGGTGAATAGTGTCCTCTTGATATGTCTATAGTTCCATCCGAAGGTTGGTAAATAGTTGCCCTACTTATATCATAAGCCAGTGTAGGGCCCTCTAATATGCCAGTGTGTGCTAATGAACACTAGTGGTAAATACCAACTTATCATATACATCCTTAATTAAGCCAGGTGATTGTAGGGTGCCTGCCATTATTCAGCCTCCATAGCTGTAGTATTTAGCGTGGAATCATTCATAATAGTCTCGACCACATACTCCGCCCCCATAACTGTAGTATTTAGTGTGGAATCATTCATAATAGTCTCGACCACATACTCCGCCCCCATTCCATCGATATCTAAATAGTCAGTGTCAAAAGATATAAAATCCCACACACTAAGCCCCTGAGGCATCTTTCCCCAATCTTTGGGACTGTCGAAGCTTCCAATATGTTGGTCAAAGGCAAATTGGTTTGCCCAATATTCATTAGACTTTCCATCGCTGTAGGTAGTTGTACCCTGAGGAGGGACGGGCGAATCCATGTTGGGTGAGGTTATGATATCAAATCCCATATTATATCCTATATACTGGAGGTTGAGTTATCTTCTTAAACCCATAGACATTATTACTATCTGCCCAACGCTTACCGTCCTTACAAACATCTATATAACGTCTCATCCAATACTCTGCCAATGGTATAGTCCTTGCATCCCTCTCATATCCGCGCATAATAGTAAAGAACACAAGAGCCTCATGAAACTGTACTGGGAATTCAGGGGTTTCAGATGGACCGGTTGATTCAAACTGCCCGGATCCCGGAGCCGTTTCAGCACGTTTAGTAACATATAACCGAACAGTTGTTACCTCATGTGGAGAGAGTACCTTAACACTCTCATCCACCACACCATCATCACTGACTGGAGTTATGCTCCGATCAATATATCCAACAGCGACCTGACCACGTTCTGTCCACCAAACATATTCTTTTCCTATATTGTGTGGGTATGTAGGTTCTGCCATTAGGTTACATCCCTTTCGTCCGGTCTATTGATTAGCCGTGGTATTATCCTTCCCTTGGAAGTTCCCGCATCATACGCGACCTCCATGATCTCTATAATCATAGGATCTAGAGTGTAATACCTTTGATCGATCACAGTCTCGAATGTATAGGATCCCTTAACAATCCTCGTTTTAGCAGCAAAGTTATCCATCCCTTGATTAAGAAGCTTTATAACCTCAGCCTCTGTCATCTTGGGATGGTGTTGTCTTACAGCCTCTATCATCTCACTTAGTTTCACTACGAGATTACCGCATACTCAATAGCAATAGATGTGGTTCCTGAATTAGATGATACGTTGATTGTGGTTGCTGCCGGTAGCCGTGGAAGAACCATTGCCTCCCCCGGATATAACACTGCTATCACATTGTCTTCATCACTTGGAGCCGATGTCTTTTTCGCAATAACCTTGATAGCATCTGTTGCTGCCCAACCATCTGTACTATCGTATGGGTTGTTACTATCAGTTTTAACTAAAGCATCCCCAAGTTTGCCTGCGGAATATTCAAACCCTGTGTTTTTTACAAACACGGCCCCTGGAGAAACCCCTGCGAAATCCTGACCATTACCTGAGTTGTATGATTCCAGGTAACTAGCGGCACCCGCCGCATACCCCGTAACATCACTGCCTGAGGCTGCCACCGTTAAACCATCAACACCGCCAACGGTCCCGGATCCACCTAAAGACTTTTTAACCTCTGTGTCCATAACCTTTGTTGCTGCACCCTCATCAACTGAGAGATTGATTGCAGGTGTTAAACTAACACCAAATTGAACTTCATAATTTTGAGCTACTGCCATGATTGTCTCCTTTTATTGTTTGTCTGCTACATCTTTAAGGTTTGTAGACGCTGCAAACGACTCAGCATATAACCCCTTAACGTAAGCTAGTTGTTGTTGTAACCATTGATACTCAGTTACTGTCTTTTGCATTTCCTGTTGATACCTCTGTATTTTGCCTTGAGTATCTGCTGAGTAAGCTTGTACTTCTGATGAATATTTACCTAGACTCTCCTGATTGCTAGCTGTAGTCTCTGACAATTCACTTGTAAATTTTGATATTATCGCCTGCACTTCTGCCTGATATGATGTGGTATCCCCACCATAAACCGCTAAATCTTTCTGTATTTCCTGCTGATACACCTGTAGTGACGCAGTAAAATCCTGCGTTGTTATCCCTAGATCTGCGTTTAATTTTTGTATATTAACCTGATACTCTTGGAGCATGTTGGCCCTTCTTGTGGTCCACTCACCAACCTCAATCTGAACATCCGCTTGATACTTAGTAAGCTCACTGCTAAATAATTGAACCTTCTGCCTATCCACTTCCTGGAGATTGTTCACATCTTGTGTAGCCTTGTTCAATTCAGCCTGATACTCTACATTATCTCTATTGAAACTATTTAATGAATTTTGAATTTCAACCGTGTACGTCTGTAGGCTATTCTGACAAGATTGTATCCACTCTTGTTGTTTCTTTGTAATTTCCTCAGACTGCCATTTAGAGAGTACATTTTGAGATTCTGACTGGTATGTTTGGGCTTTAGATTGGTTTTCAGCAGAAATTCTTTGTAAATCTTGAGCATACCGAGCCACTTCAGATTGACTAATCCCAGTCTCTTTAGAAATTTCAATCTGAGCCTCTTGGACCACACCACTAACTTGAGCCTGAAATATTGCAACGGACTGGGTATTTTTAAGTGTCGATGCTTGGATTTGACCATTAAGAGCTGCCACTTCAGCTTGAGATTTATTAGATACCTTAGATATGTCAGCTTCGTGCTTTTGCAGTATAGCACTAACTTGTGCTTGATATACTTGAATTTGGGATTGACATTGGGAAGATAACCGCTGTAGGTCAGCCCCATATCTAGCCACCTCAGATTGACTTAGATTGGTATCCTTGCTAAGTTCAAGTTGTGCCTCTTGAATCAATCCACCTAACTGGGCTTGATAAATTGCAACTGATTGAGTGTTTTTAAGTGTAGATGCCTGGATCTGTCCACTTAGTGCAGCCACCTCAGCCTGGGACTTACCTGAAACTTTCGCTATATCAGCCTGGTATTTATTAATAAGTGACCCAACCTCTGCTTGATATTTCTGAACCGAAACCTGATTTTCTCCCGATGCTCTCTGTAGATCCGCACTATACCTGGCTACCTCAGATTGGCTAATGCCAGTTTCTTTGGAAATTTGAATTTGTGCTTCCTGAACTATACCACCGATTGCAGCCTGATAAATAGCAACAGCCTGAGTGTTCTTTAATGAAGAAGCTTGAATCTGACCACCAAGTGCTGCAACCTCCGCTTGAGACTTGTTGGATACTTTAGATATATTCGCTTGATACTTCTGCATTATTGCACCAAGCTCAGCCTGATATGAATTTACTTTAGCGGAAGACTCGGTGGCAATCCTTTGAGCCTGAGCACTAAAGGCTGCTACTTGAGTTTGAGGTATTTGAGATTGTTTCTGAATATCTGCCTGATACTTATTAATAAGTGCTGCAACCTCAGCTTGATATACCGTAACTCGTACATTATTCTTAGCAGAAGCCAATTGCACCTGGGATGCTAATACAGCCGTCTCGGCTTGTGCCTGTGTTTGAGCGCCACTCATTTGAGCCTGATACACACTAGTAATCCCACCAACCTCTGCTTGATAAGCATTAAGTTTTGACTGGTTTTCACTGGAAGACTTATTAACTTGTGCCGAGTAGGCTGCAACCTGGGTCTGAGGAATAGCACTAAGCTTTGATATATCGGCTTGATATTTCTGTATAATTGCACCAACTTCGGTTTGATATTTTTGAAGTCTGACAGTTTGAGCCGTAGACCAAGTACTAATTCTTATATCCCCATAGTTAGCCTTCCACTCTTCAATTTCTTGTGACATAACAGCCTGAAACGCACCAACCTCTGATTGGTATTTTTGTATACCTTGAGCAGCCTGAGCGTTCTCTTGTTGTACCTCTTGCATTAATAATTGCAAGGAAACCTGATATTCATTATTTTCTTTATTGAACTTATTCAATGCATCCTGAACTTTGATATTATAATCATTAAGCTCGGCTGACACCTTCTGTACAGCCAAAGCTCCTAGTTCCGGGTCTTCTTCATCTAGTTGCTTCTGAATGGCAGCAAAGTCAGGAGCTGTCATAAGCCCCTGGTATGTCGGAGGAGGAGTTACTTTGTGTAAGTCTGCCAACTTCTTAGCCTCATATGCAGGAAGGATCGGATGGCTAGGAGCTGTAACTGAAAATGTTAAATCTGTTATAATAGGGGCATCATCAAAGGTAATGACCGGAATACTAACGTCCTCAGGTAAGGTTATAGCATCTATAATTTGAATTACTGAAAAATCTAACACTGGAAGCTCCGGCAATGTTATGTCATTAGGCAGTGTATCTGCCACGTCAGTTAATAGTTGTACTACATCTGAAAAGTCAAATATCGGGGATCCCGGTAAACTCACATCATCAGGAATATCAATTGCATCGAGTATCTGATTGATGGTGTAGTCAATAATCGGAGCTGTTGGTAATACCACATCCGATGGCATATTCACAGAAGTTATTATCTGAAGAAGATCTGAAAAATCTAATACAGGCGGTGCAGGTATTCTTAGGCCAATTTTTGAGAATGTTGTTGTAATGGATGTAAAATCAAAATCACCACTAATAGTATAATCACAAGTTGGTGGTGCAGGTAATTGTACATCACTCGGCATCACAACTTCACTTATCGCCTGGACAAGATCTGAAAAATCTAACACTGGACCAACTGGCAATTCGGTTTGTATACTAGTAAATGCCAACTCAGCCGTCATATCAAACCTTGGATCTACATTAATAAGAACAGGTGCTGTGGGTATCAGTACATCCTCAGGCATAATAACCGTACTTATAGTTTGTATAAGATCCGAGAAGTCTAATATTGGTAGACCAGGGGCATCAATACTTACATTCGAGAAATTCAGAGTTGCTGACATTTCATAATTGGGGTTAATAGAATAGTCGCATATTGGCGGGGCGGGTATGGAAACATCATCCGGCATAACAACAGTGCTTATTGTCTGTATTATATCTGAAAAGTCAAGAACTGGTGGAGCGGGTAAATCTGTACTAATTGAACTAAACGCTAAAGAGGCTGTCATTCCATAGTCGGGGCTGATAGTGTAATCAAACACGGGTATTCCGGGGAGATCAATATCTGCAAATACTGGTGCCTCAGGCAGTGATAGTGATGGTGAAATATAAGAAGGTACATTCCCAGGTAAAGTAATTGATGTTGTTATTATACTAGGAGCTGTTGGGGGGACATTACTTATATTTAAATTTAAAGTTGATAAATCTATTCCTGAAAGTGGATTAAATGTTGGTGATGTAAAAACTGGTGGATTGCTAGTTATAGCAAGATCCACTGGGGCTGTTGGTAAATCTATGGTCCCAGTATAAGCGGAAAGTGCAGGGACTTGTGGAAATGCCATAAGATCCGGCACATCATCTATAGTAGTCTCAATCAACTTGTGATGTAAGACTTGTGCCGCAGCATAAAACACCGGTAGGTGATAATGGCTACTTGGGAAACTATCAATTGTGCTGTCGGTTTCAATATCCCCGGCTGAATCATCCGATTCCCATGCCTGAATAAATACATTAGCATTGCCAGTGGTTAGAGATCCATCTATAGCAATAAATAGTTTTCCGTTGGATATATAATATACGGGTCCATTAGAGGTCCCATAGTACAAACTATCTGATTCTAATGTATTGTGCATAAAAGCCTCTTCCACCCACATGCATCTTTTATCAGCAGTAGAGAAAACACTTGTTAGTTTGTTGTTTTCAACACTTAGCCCCTCCGCTGTAACATCTTTTGCCGCTGTAAACAACGGAAAGGTCGATTCATCCATGCCTGTAATCCTGGATGACGCGTCCCTTATGCCGTCTGCAAAAGCATTATCCCCGTCAAAAGTTTCGGGTATGTCTCCTGCAAGATCTTCTATTTGATCTTTAAAAAACATGAGTCTCCTTTAGGTAATGAAGGGCCCCCAGTTGCCCAGGGGCCCAGTTTTATACAAACAATCTATGCGTCATTCGCTTCGTAAAGCGGAATCCAATAGTCAGTGCCATTGACATTGACTTTTAAGCATTTTGTAGCCGCAGTATCAGCATCACCGGGAGAGTCAGCCCCCCCCAATGCGTCAATACCACCAACATCAAGAGCCTGTGCAAGTTCTTTAACTTCCACACATTCTGCATCGGTTACTTCGCTATTAGGATTGTTTGCTATCCAGTATTTATTAGCCATGATCAAGCCTCCTTATTAACTAGTTGATGCTTGCCACATAGCGTGAGATTCAGGCATTTTCCACTCGAATCCACCCTCTGTGAGAATCATGTCTACACGTTTATCAACACCGGTATTCTCCAGTGATTGAACACCAACGTAAATTGATGTGTCACGATTAACGCCATTACCTTTTAAAGGTCTCCAGGCAACATTAGCCATGTTACATGCCAGGATTCTAACACCAGTACCATCAAGGTGAATATTACGAGCTACATTCATATCACCATAAACAGTAGAGATAGTTGTTAGATCAACCCCAAACATTTTCCTCTTGCCAGTCACAGCAATATCGGCATTGAAGTTAGTAGATATTTCAACATTGTTTTTGAAGTATCCACCAAGTTTATGCAACCAATTGTATGTGGCTGTATCACAAAAGAAAATTGTGTTTTTGGAGTTATTGTACCGTGGATCTGACCAACGACCGAGATCTTCCAGGAAGTCATCTGCTGTTTTAGAAGCAAGATTTAACTGAAAAATATTACCGGCTGTCTGAATAAAGTCCAAGGCACCCTGTGTTGTAGGAATAACTTTCCCGTCAACCGTACTAGAACGCTGAGTACCAAACAATGCAGCGGTTTCAATATCCCACTTATGTTCGATCAGCTTTTCTCTCCAAATACGAGCCCACTCATTGCCTTCATACTTCAGAACGGTAGCACGAGAAGTATTTGTCATACCAAATTCGAGCCTCCATATCTGAGTCTGACCATATGAGGTGCTGTATGGATTGTCCTTCCATGTTTCACCACTCAGTCCTGATCCCTCTTCATAACCGTTACCGACTATATAAGAGCGAGCCTGTTCCAGTGTAGTCACACTTGAGGAAGAAGCGAGTTGTTCAGGGTTAGTGGTAGATGGAGAAACCAATGTACTGGCTGCCGTATAAGAACCGAGATCAGTATCAGCACTTGCTTTAATGATCTGAGCTTTAAGAACATGCATATTAGCATTTGCACCTGATCCGGCGATATGGTCTACTACCATAGCTAGAGCATATGAACCAGGATTAGTATCAGCAACTGCATTTTTCATTGGAATCTTAATAATCTGATTCTTTAGAATCCAATTAGGTTCTGTCCCGGCAGCACCAATTGTTATGGCTGTATTACCATATACACTTTGCAGGTTACCTGCTGTTGTGTAATCACCCACGACTGAAAGAACAACTTCATCATCCAGTGCTAAAGCACCAATGTTTTCATCGAAGGTAAGTGTCACATCAGCGGCATATGCAGCCCAACTGCCACTTGTTTTAAACCCGTTCACATAGCAGTAACGCTTGTGCCAAGAGCCACGTTTCTCCGTGTATTTAAACTCAGGATCATCGGTGGGTTTACTGTTTATTTTTGAAACTAGCCGAAAAAACGGCGTTTGGTCAATCGAAAGCTCAGAGAACTGTTCTGAGAAGTCATATTTTCTCCTCAGATCACCCGTCTGTAGCCCCGATCCGTCAACCACGCCTGTACCGGATTCGGTCAGACCTGATGAACTACTTAGATATAATGGATCTGTTGCCATTGTATCCTCCTTTCATTAAGGGGTTAACTGTCTAAGAAAGAAGGATATGTAAAACTACTTCTTACTCAAACAGACTATCTATATCAACATCAGCATTCTTGATTGCGTTAAACACACCCTGTGTATGGGTAATTTCATCGTGTTTAACACCACCAGTAGATGCTGCACTTTGAGGAAATCTGCTAACATTCTTAACTTGTTTCATCAGATCATCACGGGTCTGCTTCTGAATCTTATCGGCAGCCCCTTCCCTGCTTGTCAGGTAATGAATATCTTCAAATGTCAAGTTTCGAGCATTGGCTTTTTTCATCATTGCGTCAAATTCTGCGTCATCCATGCCGGACTTAGCCTTAAACTCTGCTTCCTGTCGAGCCACTTGGGCTTTCTGAGAACGCACTCCAGTTAAAGCTTTTTCTGCCTGCATACGCTCCTCAACGGCTTGGTTAACATAACCGCCTATGAGATGCTGTGCTAACTCCGCAGATTTTGAACCTTGATCAGTGATAGCCTCGTCTAAGTCGAAGACAAAATCTTCGGGTAAACCGTAGGCTTCTTTGATCGTTTCCTTTGGCTGTCCATCTGATGTAAGGTAATTCTTCATTACCTCTACAGCCCCAGGATCTTCTTTCATCACGTTAATCAGCTCCCTATAAGGTTCGAGCTCTTGTGCCTTCCGAGTCTCGGCTTGGTTCTTCTGATTTTCCCGTGTTGAATCTGAATAACGCTTTTTGTATGGGTTATCATCACTCTCCCATCCATCATCTACAGGAGTCTCTTCTTGAGTCTCCACAGCTTCTTGAGTTACCTCTTCCTGAGGTTCAATAACTGAGTCTGCGTCATCAAAAATAGCAGAGTTTACCTGCCTATCCAACGTGTCAAAGAAATCGGCTGATTCTTTTGTAGGGCCTGACGTATCAGGGTTTCCTTTTTGGTCTGCCATTGTTTCTCCTTATTTATGCTTTAATATATCTTATACTAACTAATTAGGCATTGCTTTTTTTTATTTATTTTCTTTCACGCCATTCTTGGCGGCCAGTTTTGCTTCTTTTTGCTGAGACTTCAACCTCTCACTATGAATCTGAAGATCTCGCGCTAAGTCTTTTTGGTAGTTAATTCTAGCATCTTTCATTTGAATAGATGTACGATCCTGATCCAGTTTAGCCCTACCCGCATCCAGTGTGGCTTTAGCACCAACGTCAAGCACTTGTTTACGCATCGTATGATCCTCCTGTAGTATTTTAGTCTTAATCCCGGCTTGGACCAGTTGTCTCTCTAGAGTTTCAATAGTTCCTTCTAGATCCTCCTTCTCCTTCGCCTGTTTCTCAACCTCTGCCTGTAGATTGGATATGAGGGCTTTACGTTCTGCTATCTTTCGTTTATTACTAATATCTGTTTCAGCTAGAACGGCAATATCATCTACAACACCAAGTTGTAGTAGATCCTTATATTCAGCAAGCCTAGCCCATCTGTTAACAGGCATGGTTGACCCGGAGACTATCCGTATATCGAACTGGGCACTGGCATAGTCATTAAACTTTTCTATATCACCAGTATAATCATTATATAAGGCTTGATTGATTTCAACCTCCTTCATCTCATCCTCTTGCATATCGTTAGGTTGAACAATTCTAAATACTTTATTTATTTGATATGTAGCCTGGGCATAATCCTTAACAACCATCCCGAGCCGTCTGAGGGCCGGTTCAACCGATGTCTTCATCCACCTTTTAACTCTACGGGTTCCGTATTCATCCTGAGCAAGTAAACCCTTATATGTATCATGTTGACTAGCAACATCTCCCTGCATAGAAGAATAAATCCCCGCCAGGTATTCCATATCATCTTTTCCCCCCTCAACAATCTGACCAAAGGCACTAGATAGTGGTTGTGGACTGATTATAGTTGGTGGGTCATACCCATGCTGAATTGGTAGGAGTGCTCCGGGGGCGGCAGCATTCTGTTCCCATTGTTTAGTATCTATAGAACCTTCGTAGTACATATATCTCTGACTTCCACCAAGAGATGTATTATGGACCATAAGTTGGTGAGATTTATTAATTTCTTGTTGCTTTCCAACAAGTGGAGCCACGGCACTAATAGGGTAAGGTGTACCGGTCCATCTATAATGAACTGGTATAATCGGATAATCTTCACCAGGTAAAAACGACTCATATATTAATTGATCACCAATAACACATGTTACCTGAATCTTAGCCTGATAAAACTCAACTGCCGATTGAGTAATTTTCCCAAGCTCACCTTCTTTAAGAATGTCATATTCAGCCTTACTTATAATCTGATTACCTTCCTGTGTTACAGCCTCATTAGCACTTTTAGTCATTTCATCTTTTGCGGTCTTCAACGTCTCAGTCATTTTTTTCTGTAACTTTTGCCTTTCAAGACCATATCGAACCTCTATCATTTCACCTGCCTCAAATTGCTCTTTTAAGGCCAATTCCTGTTCCTGTTGTTGCACATCCATCTCTGCAATAAACTCCCTCATTTGCACTTCAATCTGCTGTGCGATGGCCTCCTGTTGTTCTTCAGTTGGTTCTGTTTTATAAAATACATTAACATATGGATCTTTAATTTTCTCGTATACTTCGTAATAATCAATAAGTGGATCGTCCTCTCCTTCCACGTCAAATGCATTGTGAATATCTATTGGTTGAATATCGTCACCCTCAGCCCTACTGCTGAAATTATTAACCATAGGGGATTGAGAAGACGCTTTATTGATCTTGGCTTTGCTCTCCGGGAAGATTTTCATTAGATGGGATTTTGGCAATACCTTGTGAATCATAATATATGCAGCATCATCGAAGAACATGCTCCTGGATTTAGGATCTACATATATATCAAATGGATCTAGATTCTCAATCTTAACCTCTCCAAGACCGCGATCAGCATTTGAATCTACATACACACGGAATAGTCCCATAGACTTAGTGCATGAATCCTGAACAACCTGACTAAGTAGTGTTTCGCCTTGACTTTCGTACCAAATGTAATCCATAATATCAGAGTGGACCGCTGCAATCTCAGCATCTGAACCGTCCACTCCAATAGCCTGCCATCTAGGGGCATTAGCCGTGGCATAGTAAGTTAACATTTCTATAATGGGAATAATCCTATTAATCGTAAATGTGGGCATCCCCGCATCTTCGAGGGATTTCTTCTCCGCGGCTGTAAGTTGATTATCTAGAAAGAAGTCATGGGATCTCTGATTCACAACCTGCCACTTCTGTCGGTGTTCCCCGCTTATCGCTTTGTACAGATTGAATACTCTTGCCGCCTTCTTGTTCATCTTTGACATCTTCTTTATCCTCGATTATTGGTACATGAATGTGATCCACGTCACAGTACGTTGGGCACGAATATTCCCCCATTGGTTGTTCATCCAAATAATCACCAAGCCAACCAAGCCATATAAAAAATACTGCAACTATTAAATTTGCAAGTTCGCCTGCTCTTACCCCATTTCATCATCATCATGCCACTATCCAACTTTTTGGTTGTTGATAGGTGCGCCTATACTCTCCCTCTTCCAATTCTATACCTTTAGGCGGACAACTATATTTTACTGCATATGCCAGGGCATCAATTGTATCATCGTGTGCCATTCTTGGACCAAATGTAACAATCTCATGCTGTAGGTCAAACATATGTTTCTTTATATGTACACTGCCTATTGAAAATCTTTGTGCTAATACTTCCTGGATCCTATCTCTTTTAGAGAGTCTAGTTCCGGGTTTTTCTTCTTTAAATTTAACTGAGAAGTCGTTCCTACGTCTCATTTCAGATATAAGTGACTGAAATACTGCCCTAGACATAGTGGTGTCTTCAATTACAAATAGCTTGGGATGGTAGATACGACAGAAGTCAAATATATAATCAACAATGCCCTTCTGATCCTCTCCCGGAATTCCAAGAACCGGAAGCCCGCGCTTCCGCAGATAGTCTAGTACATATAGATTATTATTAAGATCCACCGCAATTAATATAATTACACTGAAATCACTGTCACGTCTATCGGAGTCGGTTGCAGGGTCTACTCCCGCATACACTGAAACTGGTTCCTTTTTACCATCCCTTAGCAGGTAGCAAATCTCTTTTTCCTCATCATACTCAAAATTTCCATCCCAATACTTTATATGCCTCATATTAAAAATAGAATCCTCAGCCGACTGAACTTCCATATGATATTCCTGCCAGTATTTATAGGGCATCCCGGAATCGGCATAAAATTTCTTCTTTTCCTCAAGTTTTTCTAGTGGGAACCAACTATGCCATAGTGCAGCACCATTTGATTGGATTGCCTTATACAATATTACCTTCCATGAGAATTCTTCATCGCCTTCCTTTGCAGCTCTTTGGCTATTGATGATGAGGTTGTTAATAAACGAATCGTAATGAACAGGTGTACCGTTAATACGGAGGCGACCACTATGAGGCTCAAGAGCAGGGTGAACAACGGCCGTAACCATATTAGAATTTTTGGACCTAGCGTCCGGAGTGATGGTATTATTTTCATCTTCAAAATCATCCAACACAATAAGGTCGTACCTTTTATGAAGCTTAGCACCACCTCTAATCCCTGAGATATTCGATTTCGATATGAGTTTACAACCATTCTTTAACTCTATATCTGTCTCTGTCCATTTTCTACCTTTCAACTCTCCAAAATAATATTTTATCTTATCGTTATACTCCAGGTGAGTTTTAACATAATCCATATTTCCAACTGATAATTTCTGTGTAGCTGAAACCCATCCATAAAATAGTGGCTCGGTCGCAAACAAAAATCCATGTATAATATCCGCTTTTGTTAAAACTGTCTTTCCATGACCCCTAGGCATAATAACTGCCAGGTTAGGATGAGCCCAGTGGCCATCCTGCCTTTTTTTGAACATAGCGTCTGTAATTTGGTAATGGAAAAAAGGTGTTTCGCTTCGGGTAAAATCATCAGGTAAAAATAATTTACCAAATGCAATCAGATCCTTTTTTGCTAATTGGAGAGCTTCTTCCTGTTCCGAGACATTATGCAAATTAATATTAGCCACATTATTCTTCTTCTTCAGGTTCCATAGCACTCTCATTCTGATAGTTCTGCATACCTCTAGCACCCTGCCTGTTGTAGTTTCTAACGGCAGCCGCAGTTTTGGGACCATAAAAATCGTCTACCTTCAATTGGGGATCCGCACCCGCATCATTTAAACCTGTCTGTATTTCTGCGGTCTTACCAGTCATCTTATTAAAACCCGCCCCAAGAGCCTCCATTGTACTGCCACCTGCAATCTTTGTTTTTACAGCCGTAACAAGAGCCCCCCGCTTAACGTGTTTATTCCAAAATTTCTTAGCCTTTTTGGGAGGAGTAAAGGTCTTCTTGCTCATTAATAGATGTTCTGCTCTTGTTTAGCATTAAACTCATCTACAGCACCCCTAGTTTTAGGACCATAGTCACCATCTACCTTGAGAGGCGGAGTTGCACCCTGATCATTAAGACCGGTTTGTAAACTCTGAACCTTCGATTTACCAAAGAGTCCGCCCTTACCTTTTCTACCCGCAGCCTTGGATCCTTTAGCATTTCCAAACATACCCCACTGTCCTTTTGAGGGTCTCCAGGTATTGCCGCCACTTAATTTACCTTTAGCGTTGCCAAATACACCAAATTTACCCTTGGAAGGTCTCCAGGTATTACCTTTACCTTTAGCCCCCGCATCACCCATAATACCAAATTTACCCTTAGAGGGTCTCCACGCACCTTTTGCCATTTACTTATCTCCTTGTTCTAATTGTGGTCTCTCGGCCATTTCTAGTTGAGCAGGGGTAAAACCTTGATATCCTACCACCTGAGTGACCTGTTGTTTCTTAACTACACCAAAAGCATCCCAAAGCATATTGAGAGCCTTCAGGCGGTCAGAATCGTTCTTTCCATTATCAAAGACATCCTTTGCACCGGAAACAAGATAGTTAAGGTCAATTTCGTTCTGATCAAACACGTCCTGCAATTCTTCACTTATCAAAGCCTGTATCCTTCCAGTTTTAATTAAAAGAGTGGACATCCGTTTCGCGTATGCCCTATTCTCTGTATTAAAGACACTAAGGTATATATCGACTATATCCTCACCTGACTTCCCAAACTTACCACGGGCCTGCGAAACCCCAACCCTGCGTGCGAAAATTTTTTCCTTAACAGTACACTTTTTCCGATTCGCGAGCCTGTCATACCAGGTTTCACCACTGAGTGAATATATATCCTTATTCCGTTCAGTGTCCATCTTAGTCCCTTTTGAAGTCACAAAGGTTCCTGTACAAGTTCCCAGGATCGTCTTACCATGTAAGGATTCCTTCCTGAGTATCTGAATCACAGAACCGTCATCGGCTTGAACCCAGTCACTAATGCAACCTCTACGCCAGTTTTTCTTGGGCTTGATTGTCTCCGGGATCTCCGTTAGGTCATCGTAGACAGGGTGATATGTGCCGTTAACCTTATATTCTCTCATAGTCTGTACCTTCACCCTTTAAACTTAATTTTAACTAAGATACAGAACAAACACAATAATAGTGGTAACACCCGCGTAACATATATGTGTGCCGGTGGGGGAGGGTGGGGGAACCTTTGAGTGAAACCTTAAAAAAATGGGGCAAAATGTTGCTTGATGGGGTTGAAAGATAGACGGGGGGCCAAAGGGGTTTTTAAGTTTGGATTCTACGTTAACTTTCAAACCAATCGTGGAAGGTTCCAGTCGAATAAATTAACTATACATAATAAACATTATCAGTACATGTAAGGAGACACACATCCCAACTCATCACATCTCCCATCAATCGTGGGATATCAATGGATCAAGTGGATCAACTGATCACCCATTCTACCTACCTACACGATGGGATGTGCCACCTCACACCTAATCCATTCATAATTGCACATACGATGCCGAACCCTAATCACATAATATATAGTAGCAATATCCAATTACACTCTGTTACACTACTAACACTGCTAACCTATGTGACCCATGTGACCCCTGTTAACTAATGGCTACACTACTACATTGCTACCTGGTACTGGTTGTTTAAGGTAGTAATGAGTCTTATACCCTATCCTATTACATGTTGGTTTGCCGGCCTATCTATGTACACCGTAACTACTGTTACTAATTAGCGTAACTTGGGTTACTATATCACAGTGTAGTATGGCTTGCCTAGCTCCTCCAGGCCCTATGCTTGGCATGATCTATGTATTAACAACGTAGTTAGATGATTAATAATTGTAAGAATACATATAAGTTAAACGTATAGATAATGAAAGGGGGTAATTAACATTAACAAGTACATCATCATCAACATCATTGCTAACCTAAAGTCAATGAAAGAAATTGGTGTATCACTACCTATCCGCATCCTAGTGGACCTATGTATTGATATGTTGCGTAGTCAACTGGCTAAGGCTAAGTAGCACCCTTTGCGGGATAGTGTAAACTAACATGTGGGCCTGATTCGCCTAAGCTACAGGTAACCAATCCTGTTCCCGCACCCAATTACCCTGCTAATCCCGTGCCATTCGGGATTACGGGATTAATTCCGAATATTCGGGATTACCGATCTCTTATACATTATTTATGTGTAGGTGGATTGCCTGGCCATCCATGTATTATATTCCATATCTACCTATTAGGAAGTAAACAGGGTAATTATTACCCAAATTCCTCCTATAGGAAGTAAATGGGGGATTTAATCCCCTAAATCCTCCTAAAAGTCCTTGTGGGTTCTTTCTAACCCATAATTCATAACTCTCCTCTACAACATTCACAATTATGCCCTAATTATGCCCTAATTATGGGGTAAGCCCATAATTTATAAATTGCAATTATCTTATTTATTCCTTATTGTCGAGATCTCCTCTATCCATGTAAATTAAAGTTGACAAATAAAGCTTGCATCTAACATTCTACCTGTAATAATATTGAGTGTTGTTACAGATGTTACATATGTTATTTTAATTAAACAAAGGAGCAAACATGAAACTGACTTACTACTTACTACCTCATCAAACTGACTCAAGCTGTTACAGTATCAGAAAACGGACCAAGAAGGCTGTAATCCAAGAGATTGGCAAATTACTCATTGAAGACAAAATGAGCGACAGCAACCATTGGAGAGACTCATATTCCAACATCAACCTGATGGAGAGATCTTGTGGCGTTGAAGAGTACACCATCAGTAAAATAGTAATTGAATATGACAACAGCTTTGACCTTATGGATCAGCTTGTGGGGACTGAGGGCGGTGCTGAATATTCAGTAAAAGAATATGTTTATTCAAGATCAGGACTAATCCGCAATATAAAGAAGTGGGCATATAGGGGTGAACTCTCGGTATAAATCCTCTGATGAGCCTGTGAGATCCAGGCGAAACCTGGGCATACACTTAGGATGTGTGCCCTTGGTCAGGATGTCAACAATAAATAAAATACAAGGAGTAGTACAAATGGAAGGCTTACTTCAATTGGTAACACTAATAACAATAATCATAATAATCAAAAATCAACTTATAGGGAGATATTCATAATGGGAAAAGTTAAACAGGCAATGTATGAAGAAGATGGTACTGCATATGATGTGGATACCATATACTGCAATGTGTGTGGTGAGGGTTACCCTGTCAAGGATATTGGGATAACCTTTGGTGGTATTACCTGCATCAGTTGTGCTGATAACATGGGAGAGCCATTAAGGGACCGTGGCATGGCACAATAGTCGAAACTCCCTTCGGGGAGTCTACAGGGGGTGTTTCCTCTGTACTGACGAGACAGACATCTCGATAAAGGAGAAGCAAAGATGAGTAAAAATGATAGAAGTAAAATGATTGAAATGATCATAACGGTGCTGACCTCTAGCACTGATTCGGCTCAGGCTAAATCAGTTACATCAGGACTAAAGCACATGAACCTGAACCAATTGAATAACCTACATGGTCTATTGACCTTAGACTGTACCTGGCGGACGGTGTCCTAATGGGATATAAGAGAAAAGACATCAATACAGGTGATTGGGTTTGCCTGGATGACATGCCCTGGTTTCCCGATGCATACGCCAGGGGTGAAGATAGGCAGAGCATTACCGATATGCGTGGACAATTCCCATCAATCTATAAGAAGGTTACATACTACAAGGTGGTGAAGGTGCAGCCCCTGACCTATGAATTCAGGACTGTATCAGGCGTGTATCGGGATGGGTTTCTTTTAAGATGGGTGACTGATGTGCAGGCATCCTATAATGATGTAATCAAAAAAAGGGAGAGTAAATGAAAAATGATATATTAAAATCAGCATCAATGGTGGCCATGTTTGGTGAACTGTTGTGTGATAGTCAGAAGGAAAAAAATGACTGGAAGAAAAGAATGTTAGATGCCACCGGACTGTTGGACTTTCCGGCGGATTGGGATGACCTTTCAGAAGATGAAAAACAAAAACGCCTTGATAAGGCTATTGCATTTAATAAGGAGAGCAAATGAAAGCGTGTAAAAAATGTAAGAGTACCAATGTTGTGGTTCGGGAGTGGGTTAATGTGAACAACCCAACACTACCTGACCTGAACCATATTTCCACAGATGATACCTGGTGTATGAAATGTGATAACTATACCGGACTGGTTGATGTGCCCTGGCCCCATGATGGTGTCAGTAAGGGCGAATTATCCCATGTCATTGATAAGATGACTCGGATGGAAATAGAGATCAAGAATCATGACAATGGATTTTCAATACTAATGAATGGCTTGCCAATATGCCAGGAAGAATCACTCGCAGGGGCTATTGGATTTGTTGAGAGACTAGAGGAAGGGGGTGCTAATGGATAACTACACCGCCGCAGGAATAGCTGAAGGATGGATTGAGGCTGAATCAGAAGAACAAGTGATTGAGGCCTGGCAACACCTGGTAGATACAGGCCTTGCCTGGTCATTACAGGGATGGTTTGGCAGGGAAGCACACGCCCTGATTAGGGAGGGT